ACTTCCCAGTTGTGTTATCGAACTTTCCCATCTTGAACGTGGCTCGCACACCATCACGATCCGCATTACCCTCGCGACTGAGATGCATCACATCGGCTACATCAGTACTTCCACCAACAATCGCTGTGACGTTAGAGACTGTCAAGGGAGCTGAACGATGGTTGAACGCATTTCGATATTGAATTGGCGTGTTGATAAAAACGGAGCCACCAGTTGTATGAAGACGAGTTTGGGGTGTCGCCGTCCCAATACCCACATTACTTGATTCAAGTATTGTCATTTTGGGGTTACCCATCGTCGAAGTTTGGCTCGCATAGAAGTTGAGACCCTTCCCAGCTGCCACGATGTTCTCCACCTTATTTTCACCTACATTGGGATTCGAATACATACGCATACCCTTCGAACCCCATGTATTTCCATATACCACCGCATTACTCCCTGTCACATGAACATTCCCTGACACTGTGAGAGCTTCAGAAGGGTTCGTATTGGCTATACCAATTTTACCCGTAGAAGCGATGCGCATCCTCTCCGTGTTCTTTGTCGCGAACCTGATGTTTTGATGTGTATTGGATGTACTCGCACCGAATATTTCAATGGAGCTCACGTTGGACGCTGTCGGGCCAGACCTGAGGATGAGTGCATTAGACGTACTATCCGAGCCAGTCTGATCCGCATGAACGAGGATGTTTGAACTGTATGCCACGACACGAGTTTCTAGATTTGTAGTCACTGTGTTCCCCAAGATGGTCAAAGTATTCGAATTTACAATATTTGCAAAAACTTTAGCACCCACAGAGAGGGTATCAGTTGGAGAACTGTTAGAAACACCGGCGGGGTGTGCCCCAGTGGTACGAAACGAAAACATCTGGACGTTCGCGGCCATGATGATGGGTGGTTCGGAGTTTGCATCGATCTGAAGCAATTCATTCGTACTTACAAGACCTCCATCACCCAAATTGAGTTGCTCTATGTACACGTTACCCGTCGCATGCATAACATTGGATCCTGTATCATCAAAAAACACGTTAGAACCTATGCAGAGTGTGTGTGTAGGTGTGATGTTGGCGACACCCACGTTACTTTCCGTATATAATTTACCATACACATGAACATTCACCGTATTAGAATCCAGTGGAATTTGTTGCGCTGTTTCGATACCACCGATATCATAGCCACTTCCAAATGTTTTGGAAAATATAAACTCCGTATTTGCTGTCGAATATCCTATAACTAAATTGGATTCAATCCCTGGGTTATCGGTCATGATGAGACCATTATCGTACGCACCACCCGGGACACCATCTGCCATCTGAATGATAGCGTTGGATACAACGAGGTTATTACTGTTTTTATATGTGAGATCATCAGTAATACTGACGTTACCAGATACAATAACGTCACCAACTATATTCAAGTTACCATTGTCTATGACGACGTTTCCATTTTGGAACTGAGCAATGTCAGTTCCTACACTAACTTGAGGTCCCACTGTAAGTTTTGTACCTACTGTGAGATTTGTGGAGTATGTATTTCCCGTGATTTTCAGAACATTCGAAGCAGCACTATCGACAAAAAATTTGTTATTTTCAGTTCTAAGAATGTTTGAAGTGGTTACATTTGTTGATAATGTATTACCAGTAACTTTAAACAAATCTGGTGCTTGTCTGTTTATAACAACATCGTTTATACCAACTTGAAAGTCATTAACGGGATTTACAACCCCAATACCAACCTGTGTTGCAGTCATACGGAATATATTCGTAAAAGCTGTCAGTTCCATATCACCTGTAGCGGTCAGAGACCCTGACATATTCAGATTGGATACTGTGATTTCATCTGCTGTAATCTCACCAGCATCGATACTCGCGACACCTGAAATAATATCTTCTTCTCTGGGTGCAGCATCTAAACTACTGACATAAATTTGGCCAGCTGTGACGAGAATGCCATCCGCTTGTGTCGCCATATACTTTAATTACCGAATAAAATTCCAGCTAAACCATCCTTGATCCTGAGTACATTATAATTGACTGCATATACGTACATGTACTGTTTATTCACTGCTTCAACACCTCGAATAACAAGTTTGGCATTATCGAGGCGACTAAAGTTGCATGATCCAGATGGGTTATAGTCTGACGCGTTCATACAGAAATGATAAGCATAGTATCGAGTATATGTAGGTGAGTGTGTAGGTGCGTTAAAATAGGTTCGACCATATGTAGATTTGTAATAATTCTGGGCTGTATGAAAATACACTGGACTCATATTTTCAAGTAAAGCAGTACCATTGATGTATAAATCTGTACTCACAAAAGTAAATCGATCCACAGCTGGATTAACCTGTCTCGTACCAAAACCAAAGAAAAGTGACTTGACTGGGTGATTAAAGGACGAAATATCTAGGGTGTTATACCCACCAGATTCCGTCGTATTATCGCTAACGGAATTAAGGGGAAATTCGACCCGTTGAGTTTGGGTGATGACAAAATCCATAGAACGTTTCACGAGTGCTTCTCGCTCTTCTTTATCAAGGAATATGTAGTTTCCGTACATGTTAGCTTTCTTTTCGGATTCTGGGATATTTGTGAGATTGGTTTCATCGAAATTGATTCGTATTTCAACTTGATGATTTTGAAGTGCCACGAGGGGTAGGAAAGCTTTGTGATCACAGAAGAAAAAATGAAGAGGAACGAATTGTTTGTTTGAGAGAGACGCCTTGTTGTTCAATTCTTGGGACTTATTGTATGTATCAGCTAGATAGTTTGGCCAAATTTCACTGTAATAATCGAAGTGTTGAGAATCCACTTTTTGACCCCCTATAAAGAGATCGATAGTGGAATTGTAAAACAAATTTGATGCAATATTATCGGTACTGTTACTATCCGATTCAAACCAAAGACCGTTAATCACATCACCCAAAACTGGAATTGTTATAGACGTATCTTTATCGCTTATCGTTTTGATGTATTTGGGAGCTTGAGAAAAATTGGTGTGTCGCATGAATTTCGTACGAAAAAACGAATGTCCTTCATCACTTGTGAGATATACATCCTGAACACCCTTCGAGACGAGTTGTATTAATGCACCAGACATTTAATAGATATTTAGATTATAAAAAAAGACACTTTCCCTGAGGGAAGTCATTCTTCTTTTCTTCCACAACTTTCCCATGAATTTTAAAACCACCTTGTCTATATACTTTCATTCTTTTGTAATACATCGCTGTGAATACAGACCACGGATCATTTACATCATAAATATGTGGATCGTTCTTCTTTCCTTTTGTTTCTCTCATAATCCTCCCAATACTTTGGGTAATGTCCGATTTGGGTGAAGCTAGGATGACTGTATCGAGTGTGGGAATATCCAGACCTTCATGGGCTTGACTGAACGTCGCGAATATGATCTTTTTTTTGGAAGATTCTTGAAGTTGTGCTTCCTTCATACCACCCATGTAAAGTCCTGAAGTTTTGGGAAAACATTGATGAAGAAGTTCGCAATGGTGGCGACGATCACTGAGTACGAGAAGCTGTCTCGTACCAGATGAAGCCTTTTTGACCAGTTCTACCAACATCTTGTTTCTAGTTCGATCTTCGACTAACTCTGTGATCATGTTTGGCATCGAAATTTTCCCATTTCTCATAGAAGGTGGTGGGTTCCTATAGTTTGGTGAATTGTATGTCACTGTAAAAACTTCAACTTGCTCCTGATTTTTTCTTTCTACTGCAAAGAATGTTGGGCCCATAAACCAGTGAAGTACTTTGGTGAGACCATCTTTCCTTTCAGGAGTTGCTGAAAGTCCGAAGATGTGCCTGGGGCACATTTTGAAGAGGGATTGACTGAACACTTTAGCACATATGTGATGCGCTTCATCTACAATGAGTGTCCCCACACTATCAAAATCTGTGAAAGAATATTCCTTAAGGGAAAGGGACTGAAGCATAGCGATTACAAAATCACAATCAACCTCCTTTTTGTCTTGTTGAACAACCCCGATCGTTGCACCTGGGCAGAATTGCTGAATGCGCTCTCGCCACTGGTCTGCCAGGAATTGTTTATGCACGACAATCATCGTGCGATACCCTAGCTTACAAGCTATGGCCAAGGATACCGTCGTCTTGCCGTAGCCACATGGTAGAGAAAGGACGCCATGACCTGCCTGAATTGCTGCTGCGAGTGCTTCATTTTGGTGAGTGGCGTCTCTGAGCTGTCCAGCAAACTTTGCCTTGATTCGGGTGGCCTCTGGTCTCCGGTCTTCTTTGGGATCTCCAAGTTTAGCAGTTCCATAGAATCTTGGAACGCACACTCCATTCTTAGTTGGTCTGAAAACTTTGAAAGGCGGTGGAGGAAATCCAAAGTCGCCATTGACAATAGGTCTTACCGTAAGTTCTTTTTTAATTTCCTGGATTGGCCCCTCACTCACTAGGTATCCAGTTCGAGTGAGCATACTTATTTAAAGAGGAAAAACTTTAAATGAGTACAAAGATGCCTACCGTCGTCGTTGAAGAGAACATTAAGAAGCTGCGTATGAACATCGAGCAGATGACCCAGGAGATATTCCGTCTCCAGGGTGTGCTCCAGACCTTCGAGGGGTTTAAGAAGGGTGGTCTGACCGAGATCAACCTCCCCAATGACCCCACTCAGAACGTCGAAGAGCTCGAGAGTATCCAAGAGAAGCCTGAGTAATTTCCAATATTCCAAACACCCTTGAAATCCACTGTAACTTCCACTTCATCCCCCTTTATAAGAGACTGTACCGGGCGTCCCCGGACCTCACACATCACTCTCCTATAACGGAATGGAACTTTGACGGTGAGGACGTCACCCTCCAATGGATTATCTACATTTTGATTGTGGAGGAGCTGCATCCTCGATGTGTGCATTCGTTCTATAATTTCCGAAACCTTTGTGGGGATTATAAAACGGATATACTTTTTAGAGTTAAAATCGTACATGGGTTCATAAACTTTAGCTACGAACTTCATTGATTTATATTACGATATACTAGAATTAAAACTATAAGTAGCACCACGGCCACTAATAAAGCTTGTGAAAGAAGAATGGGTTGAAGAGGCTCTCTCGTACCAAATTGTTGATGACTGAGGGCTCTGGACACTTCTATCGCTGCTTCAATACTCGAATAGGGTGTATTCCGAGGGGACATCATACCACACATTGCCACCTTTGAGCATTTACCAAAGAAAGGAAGTTGTCCATGGAGACTAAGAACACCCGAAGATTGTGAAAAGTCCCATGTGTTGTTATTCCACTCGGCACCCCAACCAATACGCATTTCCCTAGGCTCGGAAAGTTCGAGTTGTTTGAGCACTTCAGTTTTTATTGTGTCGGGGTCTGATCCAAGTATTTCTTCGGTGAGATGACAAATTACACATGAAACAGTTTTCCCATCTGAAAGAACTTTGGGTTGGAGATTCCATTTGGTAGTTGCGGCAATTTCGAGGTCCGATTTTAGTTCAACGCGATCATCATAGTCCAGTAAGACATTGATAGCTCCATATGTACTTCCCCTCACTTTCTTGTCCCCATCCTCACCCCAGTTATCCCCTAACAGTTTGAGAGCTGGACTATTGTCTAGACACAAAAACATCATTCCATTTTCTATAATTTTTCCATCTGAAAATTTAGCTATATACGTATCATCCCCGTATGCAACGCTTTGGAGTTCTGTATTGAAAACAAAATTCCCACCAGCTTCCATGACTGCATTTTCCATCGCATCACACATGATCTTCCCGGAAACTCGCTGTGTGTAAGGTTTTGAGAGACCAACATGATCTAAATTTTTTACAAATTCGTAAGCTGTCATGACGTCCCAAGTTACACCATCCATTATGAGAGGTAAATGTTCAACAACTTTTTGACCATCTTCAGTCAGAGTTCCTATACTTTCTTTGAGAGATATCGATTTGTGTTTTTCTGGTTGAGCCAAAACCCGGACAAAGAGGGAAACCAAAGCCCCATAATCTTTCAATGTGAGGGAACGTAAAACAAACCCTATATGCTCCCCATTCCCGGTACTCTGAAACATGGTGTCCCAAGAAATTCCCATTTCGCTAAAAAGAGACCGTGTATTAACAAACGCACGGTCAAATACGATTCGGTGTGCGTGAAGGTCTCTCACTTCGTCATCTGGTTCCCACCATGATCCACCTGCCGACATTTTTCTATCATAAAGTGTTACATCATGATCACCTGTCCTGAGTAATTCCCATGCGAGAGACATCCCTGTGGGTCCGGCTCCAACAATATGAATCTTCATTCTACTTTTAGGGGATATATAATTTTTCGTGCATCGTCGTATAAAATGCCACAAGTATCATAGTGACCCACAATTGTATAGTCATAAACATACGACCCTTAAATAAGAGAAATAGAGTGAGAAGTATGTGCATTGGAATTGGTTTTTCAGTTCCATACTTCATGTGAAACCCAGTAGTCGCAGCGATGGTTAGAATGAGAGCACTCATGAAAGAAGATTGAGAAGGT